ATAGCTATCTGATTAGTACTACTTATTGTTTGTGTAGCTGTACTAACAGTTGGGTCGATAATTTCGACCAACATTATAAGTTGTTCATCAGTTTCTGATGAAAACATTGCTTTAATAGCTGCTGCCGATAACCTATTTAATCTGCTCATGGTAAAATTTCAAATTTTAAGTTTACTTGATAATAATCTGGTGCTAAATAATTAAGAGTATAAAATTCGCCATCACCTTGTTGAACTATTCTACACTCAATATTACTACCAGTTCTAGGATGTTTCCAACTAAATCTTTTAACACCCACTAAATCAGTTTTAATAAAACTCTCTAGTCTTTCTGTTTGTGTTTTGGTCATTATAAAATTTAATTGAAGAGTACTTGGACGTTGGCCTCGCAATCTTTGTTTAGCAGGGCCCATATCCATATTAGTTCTTATTATATTGATACCTATAGTCTCTTGAAAATTTTTTTGTGGGGATTGAGGTAAAGTTGTGGGCCACGGTACTACTGCCATAATTATCTCCTAACCATTCTAGGTTTTGTACTAAAACCATTAGTCATTGCTTGCTGAACACTACTATTTGGAGTACTCATCTGACCAGCAACTATATCTCCTATTTCTACTTCTATGCGTCGATTTCCACGACTGTCGGTAGTTTCTTTTGCAGTTGCTTTTTCGCTACTATAATTATTAACTATAACTTCTACATTTCCTTGATTGCCTCTGATTCCAAGATTTCCTTGATTATCTCGCTTTAGTGGCATAATGGCTTCTGGTCCTGCTTCACCCATTACTCCTAGGCTAGGTATACCGCCTCTGCCAAATTTAAAAAAAGTAGGCTGACTTACAACATTATTTGTAAACATACCGCCTTTGGCATAGCCTTCAACCATACCTTGTACACCAAATGCAGCACCTTTTGCAATTCCTAACGCATTCATAGAAGCTGACCAGTCACTGGCACTAACCGCATTTGGATTTACTGGCGTACCAGGTCTACCAAATCCTAAAACTTTTACAAGCCAACTTGCCATACCACTTACGCCACCAGCGTCTTTTATAAATTGCATTCTTTGTTGTTGCATTTCAAATCTAAGTAAATCCTCTATAAAACTACTTATCAAGGATTTGAAATTTAGTTTACCAGTTTTTACAAAATCTACTATAATATCTTCCATTCGTTTAAATGTATCTTCAAATATTTTTTCATATGCTAACTGTCTACTAAATAAATCTTGATTTAATCTAATTATTCCTAATTTAGCATCTTTACTTTGATTTATTAAATCTAATTCTTTCTGATAATATCTAGTAACAGCATCTTCTCTTGCTTTAAAATCTTCTGGGTTAAAGTTACCTGTTGCTTCAGCCTTTGCTCGATCTTCTCTTATTTTGCTTAATTTATCATTTCTACGCTCTGCTGCTTGAGCTGCAGCATCTTCTGCTGCTTGTATTACTTGACTAGTTTTTATAGCATCTTCACGTCGCTTAAATTCATCAGGTAGTAATTGTCCGCGCTCATACTGAAATTTTAATAATTCGTATTCATTACTTAAGGCATCTTCTTGTAACTTTCTGCCTAATATTTCTAGTTCATTACGGTCTTGTCTTAATCTATTTTGTTTAACGAATTCGTTAGTAATTTTAAATTGTTGTTTTTGTATATCAAGGATATTTTTCTCAAGTCCTTCTTGATATTCTAAACTACCTAAATATTCTCGCTTTCTATCCCTTAAGCCGGCTAAAACATTGTATGTTTCCGCATTAGCATATTTCATACGATCTGTAATATTTGCTATTTCACTTTCTACAGCTTGTCTACGTATAGCCTGATCATTAGCTAAACTAAGTGTTTGCAATTGTTCTTTGCTAGCAATTTGCTGATCGTTTAGTACTTCATAACTACTTGTTTGTAAATCTAATATTTGCTGTCTTAAGCCTAAGTGTTCTCTTGTAATTTGTAGTACTTTTGCTTCTTCGGCGCGTAATTCAGCTCGTGTTTGTATTTCAGCATTTATTTGCTCTTGACGAATTTTGCTATCAATTTGAGCAGTCTGTGCTGTTTTACCTGCTTCAGTTATTTTTAATTGTAGTCTAAAACCTTCTACATTAGGATCGATTTCTTCTCCTGGTTTTACAGCTGCTGAAACCGCTCTATCAAGTTTAGTACCAACTAAATTACTTAAACTTTGTAGTCTACGTTGTAAAAATTGTAATTCTTGCTCTTGCTCTTGACTTAAACCACCCCCTTGAGATTTCTTTAAGTCCTCTAATTTGGTAATACTATCTTGCGTTAATCGTCTTTCTTGCAAGATATTATTTTGAATCATTGTTCGATTTAACTGACTAGTAATATTTATTTGTTCTTTTTGTAAGTTGAGTTCTTCAATATTTAGTTTTGCTGTAATATTTGCAATACCAGGACCACTTAATCCTTGAATTAAACTTTTTTGAATAGCTACACTACCTTGTCTCATAGCTATATCAGCCATTTTACTGATTAAAGCATAACCTTTACGTATAGCTTCTACAGCAATATTATTTAATTCTTGTTGGACTGCTCTAAAACTATATTGATGGGGTTCTAGTGTAACTGTTAAAGTACTTATTTCTTGTCTTACCTTAGCCTTTTCAGACTCAAATACTACTCTTGCTTGCTCTGTGAATTTAGTAGTATCTACTTGTTCTAGGCTATTTAATTTTTGTTGTGCTTGCGATATTTGATTTTGATAGTCTCGAATCTTATCATTTAATGCAGGCAAAACTTTACTATAGTCTTGTATTCGTTGAAATGCTTCTGGGCTTATTAATTGTAGCATTTTTTCGTCTTTTACAAGATCCTGTATACTGGCAATACTACTATCAATATTACGAAAACTTTCTGTTAAACGAATGCCTAGTGTAACAAAACTGGCGCCTAATTTACTAACAGGATCTGTATTTGCTAAACTTTGAGTTAGCTCTTGGGCTCTAAGATTTGTTTCTTTTAACGCTTCTGCTACGCCTTGTGTTGATGCTTGTAATTGCTTTTGTTTAATTCTTTGCTGATCAAAAGCTTTATTGCCTTCTCTAACAATCTCTACTACATCTTCATTTGATTGTTTAGCAATAGCATCTACTAAATCTTCTTGTTTTGTCGAGGCTGCTCCTAGTATAACTTTTAGTCGCTCTTCAACAGCAGTACGTACTGGACCTATAGGTAATTGCTCTATCTGTCGAACCCAATTTTTAGCAACATTTTCTGCAAAATTTTTCTTAAGTCCACCACCAAAAGCTATTGCAACGCTATCTGTAAGTCTATCAAACCAATTAGCATTTTTATCTAGCTTTTCTAGTTTATCAGCCAGCTCATCTACATCTGCACCTAATTGTTGGAATATATTGGCTCTAGCGTTTATACTAGCCGTTGTAATTGTGTCACCATATTTTTTAAGTACGGCATCTGCTGTTTTAATACTTTCTTTTGATCTATCTATAGCGCTATTAAATTCGCTAGTTTCTTCACTATTTTTACTTAATACGCTAGATAATAGTGTATATGCGGCAGTAGCTAAAGCTATTATATTTAATACGCCACCAAGTGCTCTCATAAATACACCAACACTGGCTGCACCTGCAATAAATACACCAGTTATTCTTGTACGTAGTTTATCCCAACTACTTAAATCTGCAGCTCGTTTAATACCTTTATCTAGCTCATCTAGCGCATATCTGAAACCACCGCTTTCTACATTTTGGCCAACCTGACTTAATATATCCAGTCTTTCGGCACGAGAACCTGCCCGTTTACTAATTGTTAATCTAGCTTTTTCTTCTAGATTACTGGCCATAAACTTTTCTTCTGCTAGATTTTCTGCCTTTAGTAGTTTTTCTTTAGCGTTCTTTTGAGCAACATATGAATCTAATACTTTTTGTAAACTTGTAGCATGTTTTTTACTAGCTTCTGTACCTTCATCAGTTTTCTTATTAATCTCAGTTTTAATACGCTTGATATTTTCATTAAGATCTTTTTCTTCTGATAGTGCTTTAAATACAGAACTTCTACTTTTTTGTATATAGTTATTATCTGCTTCTAAAAATGCTTTACGATTAGCGTTGTAATCTGCCTTAGCTTTTTGAAGATCTTTTTCTAGTTCAGGTATTTGTAATTTAGCACTTACTCTAGCAGTAAACTTTTCTCCAAAACTAGCATTAATATCTGCAGCTTTTTCTTTTGCTAATTTGGCGCTTTGAACTAGTTCGCTACGCCATGCAGTTAAAGCAGGTATAGCCATTGTAAATAATTTTACACCAATTAAACCTAGTGCACCAGCTAAAACAGTAGTATTACTAGATAATATATTTGTTAAAGGTATAAGTACTTTATTTATTAGTTCTAGTCCAGCAGTTGAAAGATTTCTAATACTAGCTTCTAATTTCTGATAAGGATTTGCTTCTAATTTAATATCACCAAACTTCTTTTTTGCTTCTTCTAGTACAGCATTAGCAAAAGCTTGACGACGTTCAAAATCAGTTAAACTAGCGGCTGTTTTGCCTATTTTGGCTGCATACTGTTCTGTGGCTGGTCCTATTTTAGTAAATAGTCCTAATTCATCTAACAGTTCTGGTTCTAGTTTAACAATACCACGAGTTAATCTGCTAACAGCATCGGCCATGTCTACGCCTAATGCTTGTGATGCAGTTTTGGCATATTTAGCTATATCTATTATTTGTGTGCTACTAAGTCCGGCTGCACTTGCTTTAGCAACACTACCCATAGCTTCACGCAAACTAATGGCACCATCAGTGGCTTCAACAAATTGCTTTGATAAGCTACCTAATGCTACACCAGTTGCAGCTCCTAATTGATTTAATCCCATAACCATATTGGTAGTATTAGCAGCTTCTTTAAGAGCATTAAAAGCTGCTGTAGCAGCAAATACGTTAGCAGCAACTGTTGCATATAGACGAACTAATCCACCAAGACCCTGCGCTTGGCTTGCAAAATCTCTAGCACTAGCTCCGCCTTTACCTATGACTCCGCTAGCTTGGGTATATTCTTGCATTTCTGCTGCAGCTCTTCTAGGAGTGGCGGCACGTCTTGATAATTCAGCGGCTTTTGAAGTTTCTTGATTAAGTTCCTTCATTTTTTTAATTTGCTGATCTGTACTGCCGTTATCTTTTACTTCTAGATTTACTTGAATTGTGTTACCTGCCATAGCTACTCCCTGGCTAAATATGGAGGAATATTTTATTTTGTACTATTATAACACTTAGGCGAGTAAATGTCAAACTTAAAAATTTAGTGCAATAAAAAACCCGCTGTTTTAACTAGCGGGTTTTGTATTGGACTGATTTTTTGAATTAATTTCTTTAGATCTAATACTATCTATAATATGTATTAATTCTAAATAAAATTTTTTATCTCTATTATCAATCTCATAGGCTGTAAAAATATCAAATATTCCATTTATATTTTTGCCCATATATGTACCGCTCATACCTTCCCAGTCATCACGTAATATTCTATAAATTAGTAAACTAGTTTGTACTTCCAGCGGCATATCATCAAATTCAACTGGTATTTCACTTTCTACGGGTTCGGTTCCTAGCATTTCGCACATTTCAAAGTACTGATCACGAGTCATTGAAACATTTGAATTCTGCATATAATTAACAAGTAGTGATTTAGTCTCTACTTGCTGTTGGTCGAAAAGTTTCCCAGGTCATTTACGCGCTCACTAACAAAACTATCAAAGTCTGTAGAGTTTTTAATCAACATAAGAGCATTTTCACGACTATACGCTAATTCATCTTCTGCATCATAGTGTGAAACATCTACTGGAACTAATAGATCTACATATTTAAATTTTAGTCCACGCCAACTTTTAATAGTAGCATCTGTGTATAATTCTAAAAATAGTTCTTCATTAAATTCTTCTTGAGTTTGTCTGCCTTTAAAAATAGTTTTAGTAGATTTTTTTCTTAAATTAATTAGTCCGTCTCTACCTATAAAACTGAGTTCAATTATAAATCCAGGAAATCCAGGAAATTCAGCCTCTACTGTTTTACTAGGGACTAATAACGATTTCAGGCTTACTTCTTGTGCCATGTGTATCCTTGTTGGTTAATAAAGAGGTGCTAGATTAACTAGCACCTGATATAATTAAGCTGTTGCTGTATATTCTACTGTAGCTTCATTTGCATTATCAATAGAGAATGCTGTTCCGCTGTATCCTTGTGCTGTAAATGTTAGTGTAGTTGAAATAACTTGTTCTGTATTTACTGTAGGGATTTGTAACATAGCTGCTGGTAATTTAACATCTACATGTGTGTCGGTACTACCGCCCATCTGAACATTAATAGCATAGCTAGGATTAATTTCTGTGGCTGCAGAGCTTAAAAGTCCACTCAATAAAGCGCCTGTTTTACCACTACCACTACGCAAATATGCTGTTAATGTACCTGTTATGCTACGTGTACCTGTAAAATAAGTAATAGGTAAGTTAACAGTACCTAAATTAGCTGGTGTTAAATAGTTTAAGTTATTACTAAAAGTGACTGATCCTCCAGTTATAGGTACATCATAATCACTACCAGTAAAATCATTAATTGCATCATTAACTGTAAGTACAGTTAATTTATTAGTAATATATTTAGCTGTAGGATCTTTAGCATTTGCATTGTGAGTATCACTAGTTAAGTCTGCTCCGGTTAAAACAACAGGACTAGCAGTACTTGCTGAAATAGCTAATTGGCGAATTAAACTACCTTTACCAGCCCACTGAATTGTAGCAATAGCATCAATACCAAAATCAATTGTTGCAGTATCTAAAGCACAATTATCTATAACATATGCCAAATCATCAAAGACAATAATTAAACCAAAAGCTTGTAACTGATGTTTATTACTATTAGCAAGTGTAAAAGTACCTAAAGTCGGTGTTTGTGCTGCAGTATCACCATTTTTCCAAGCTGCACCAGCATCACCAAGTGGAATATTACCACCGAAAGCATTCCACAATAATTTTTCTTCACAAGTTATTGTAGTGCCGTTTAGCTTAGGACGTATATAGGTGCCAAAACTAAAATCTACTGGTTCTAGTGCTACGTTGAAACTGCGTTGACCACGACTTGGTGTTGCACCAGCTTCATTAAGTGTAACAGTATCAGTTGTAGTATTTTGACTAAAACTCATTCCTTCTAGTACTTGTATTTCCCAGGTATTACTAGTAGTAAAATCCGCTGATGTATCTTTATAAGCACCGGCGCGAACACGACCTTGACTATCAACGTTTGTAGTAAAGAATACTCTACTATTACGAATTAAATTAACTGCCATAGTTATTCCTTTTTTAGTTTGTAATGCTTACCAGACAGTAACTAGACATTTATCTGTTTTAGTTTGGACTAGCATTAAGTGAGTGCGTAACGCACCTGTAAGTTTATTTCACCAACGCCATATGGAGTTAGTAGTCCTTCGTCAGTAGTTATTGACTGAATCAAGATTTCAGTAGTTGATAAATTGTTGGCTATATCGTAAACTAATGTTCTATGTCTATCTATACAAAGTTCAAGATCTGCTAACAATTGCTCTAGCTGTTCTTGTGCTTGCTCTTCGCTTTTAACATAAGCTTTTATACAAACTAATAATAAACCCCACGTAAAATCACTAGGAAGATAATCTCTAACTTCAGTACCTGGATGCAGATATATGCTAGGAAAATCTTGGACTTCATCCCAGAATTTTAATTTTGGAAAACTATTGCTATAGAGATTAGTTACGTAACCATTAGTACCATTTATTAACTTAAATTTATCTGCAAGGGCTTTGACTATTTGTGTTCTCTTTGTCATATTAATACTGCCCTTAGTTGATTTTTTACTTGTTGTGCTGCTAATTCTCTAATTGATTTTGAGATTAACAGTTTAGGATCTCTAGATTTCGGATTTTGCTGCCTGCCTCCAGCACTAAAAGTTGCATAAGGATATTTCATATAGGTATAAAACGCAGTTATCATACCTTGACGGCTTAGGGTTAAATGATCTACAGATACATTACTTGCAAATCTACCACTTCTGTAATTTAAAACGTCCCGTCTATTTCCAGTACCCATATTTGCACGTAATCGCTCATGTAATCCTGCATTTATCAAATTAGTTAATGATAAAAGATTTAGATTTTCTCCACGTGATTTTTTCTCTTGTTTAGCAACAGCTTGTTTTGTAATAGCAATTTTATTTTTTAATTGTTTTAGCTGAGATTTTGCTTTTGAAGCACTTGATTTAGCCTCTTGCTTATTAAATACTTTTCTTACTGGAATTATTGCAAGCTTATCTAATACTCCGGCATAACTTTCTTTAAGCTTTTTCTTTGTTCCAGTAGCTGCCGCTAATAGCGAATCCTCTATCATTTCTAGCAAAGTAGGCGAAGTTTGTAATTGAGCTAAATTATTAGATCCTTCACTAGCAATACCTTGCTTTATAAAACCTTTTATCATTCCTTCAAGAACATTTTTGACTAAAGTATCGCTACCACTTGTAAAGTTATTTAAAAACCCACGGACTCCAGTATTTGCACTTAAACCAATTGCTGCACCAACTTTACTACCAGATTTTTGCTGTTCTGCAGCTGCCTGCCACTGAATTAACCAACGTCTATCTGTTTTTCTATATCTAGCGTAAACGGGCGATCTTATATCCTCAATTTCTGAATTTACGGCATCATATTCCTCTAGAATATTTATTAATGAATCTATGTAATCATTAAGTGCCGTTAATTCTCTTTGTAATTGTTCTGGAGGTACTTGTCTACTAGGATCTCTTAATACTTGAGTAATATCTGCTCTGGTGCGCTCTACTAGAGTATTGGCCCAACCATATACGTGTCCTTTATCATATTTTCTTTCTCGTATTACAGACTGTATATTTTGACTAAGATTTTCTACTTGTTGGCCACTATCAATAGCTATTTGTTGCAAGTAATCTGCTATTTCTTTATTTAAGTTACCAAATCTAACGCTTTTAAAGATAATATATTGTTCTGTACCACTAGTTCCATATTCTATTGAACCTGGTGCATTTGCAAACTCGCTAGTATATTTACCGGTTTGAACACTTGCAAATATAGCTCTGGCAGTATCAGCATTACCTATTACACTAGTTAATTGATTTAATGGTAGTCTAAAATCTACACGACTGGCTTCTACTTCTGCCTGACTAGATCTTCTAGTTTGAAACGTTACGCCGCTTACACCTCGCTGACTGGTTTGCCATTCTTTTATTTGAGGTATTTTATTTAATACTCTTCTAAATGCTTCTGCACTCATTATACATAATCCGCCATATACTGGTCTAGGACTCGTCTAATATGTGCTGGTAGGCTAGTACTTTGTACATACTGTATCTGCGTAACATTAGGAGTAATATCGCGATTAACATGTACAGCACCATCATTTTTACGATAGTAGCTTATTAAGTCCATTACAGCAAGC